AAACCTTGTATTTTACAACCACATGCTTTTGCTAATTTTTTATTAGGTGTAATATTATCAACTTTATACATTTTACGCGCCTTAATTATATGTGGAGAAACCTTACTTTTAAAAGATTTCATTTTCTTTCTTGTATGATATTTTCCTTTCTTATAAGCTTTCCTTGATTTCTTTAATTCTTTCGCTTGTTTTTTTTTATCTTTCTTGGAAAGTTGTTTTGGTACATATCGTTTTGGAACACTTGTCATATATATTTATCATAGAAAGAATTAATTATTGTTTTTATAAAATTGAATTTATTTTTCTTTGTACCAATTATTTAAAATAAGTACAAAGAAAACATGAGTGAAAACAGAGCTATTCAATTAGGTTTATGTTGTTTGAATACACAATTGAGAGAACAAAAACCCCCTATATTTGCTTCTCGAAAAATGATTATACGCTCTGTCAATGAAAAGGGTATCGATGTCCTTAAAGAAAAAATTATACAAAACTTAAAGGATGTTCTAACTATGATGGATTGGAATGAACAGAACGGAATTAAGGTATTTCGACTTAGTAGCGAGTTGTTTCCACATAAGAGTAATCCAAAAGTTGAAGATTATGATTTTGATTTCGCAAAAGACTTATTAAAGCAAATAGGAGATAAGTCCAAAAAATACAATCAAAGATTAACATTTCATCCAGGTCAATACAATGTTGTTGGAACACCAAATAAAGCAGCTTTCCAACAAACCATTTGTGATTTGAAATATCACGCTGATGTCTTAGATTTAATGGGGTTAGACTATAATTCTGTTATGGTTGTTCACGGTGGTGGAATGTATGGTGATAAAGAAAAAACTAAAGAAAGATGGTGCAATCAATTTAAAATGCTTCCTGAAAATGTTCAAAAAAGATTAGTATTAGAAAATTGTGAAAAATGCTTCTCTATTAAAGATTGTATTGACATCACTAATAAAATTCATATTCCTATTGTTTTCGATACTCATCATTATGAATGTTACAAAATTATGCATCCTGAAGAAAATTTTAGAGACCCTTCTTTCTACGTTCCTGATATATTAAACTCTTGGAAACATAAAAACATCAAACCCAAGTTTCATGTTAGCGAGCAAGGTTCTGGTAGATGTGGTCATCATTCAGATTTTATAGAAGATATCCCCGTATATCTATTAGAAATACCTGAAAAATATGATATTAACATTGATATTATGATCGAAGCAAAGAAAAAAGAGCAAGCTATCTTCAAATTATATAACAAATATCCATTCTTAAACTGTAAAAAAATGTAAAATATTATGTATATAATTAATATATGGTAAAATATGCCTTACTTGTTGGACTTAATTATCCTGATGAAGAAAAATTAGAACTTAAAGCTTCATACAACGATGTATTATCCGTTGAAAAATTTCTTATTGAACAGGAAGGTTTTGATAACGACCACATTCTTATTCTTACTGATAAAAAAATTGGAGATAATGTTGAACAGTTAAACACCAATTTTTTCTCTATTGTTAGAAGAATGAAAGAAATGGTTGCTTTATCAAATAAAAACGATATTTTATTTTTTTATTTCACTGGACACGGCACACAAATTAAAGATAATAACAACGACGAAGTTGATTATAATGATGAAGTATTTCTACCATCTGACCATTTAACAAACCGCATAACAGATGACCTTATTAAATCTATAATATCTGTTACTGATGCTACTGTCATTTCAATTTTTGATTGTTGTAATTCAGGTTCTATATGCGATTTAAAATATAAATATACCGCCAAGCCTTTTAAATTATTAACGGATTTAGAAAATAAAGACGAAAGATCCAATGCTGTTTGTATATCATCTTGCAATGACAATGCTTTATCCTATGAAAAAGTTCTACCTTCCACGGCAGGACAAGTTAAATATTTTAGTGTTTTCACATATAATCTTCTTAAACATATGAGTGATAAGAGACAACCTTTTGGTGATTTATTAAAAGATTTAAATCAAGCCGATCCTGTTATGCAAAAAGCTACTATGTGCTTCTCACACCTTGATATGAAAGATATTTATCCTTTCACTTTATTTGTTAGAAAGCAACATGAAGAAGTTAATTTTTCTGCCGACGACTACGTTATTAAGGATAAATTAAAAAAATTCATGAAAGAAAATAAATTTTTAAAAAAAGATTTAGATAAAAAAAATGCTTTAATTGAAAGATTTAAAAATGCTTTCAAATTAAAAAATCCTAATAAACCTGATAACTTTAATGCTCTATTATATTCTCTCCATGAATAATAAATATGCCAAGAAAACATTCATCTATGGGTGTCTTGAAACCCGCAATGTCAACAAAACTTACTAATACTCAAATCTTAAAAAATAATTTAGAGCAAGAAGAAGCCGTTTTAAGAGATGTTCAAGAATATATTGATTTAAATGTTAATAGACAATATATACAAGAATTTCAAGGTGACCTCGAAACACAATTGACTGTTCAAGAATTCGACGCTCAATATGGTGCTGAAATCGAAGCTAAACTTCAAAATTGGGCTGGTTACTCTCAACAACTTTCTGTTACATCCACTATTCAAATGATTAGTAGTTTTGCTTTAAATACTGTTGCTAACGCAAGACAAGGTTTCGCACTTAAAACTATTAATGATGAACAAAGTGTAGAAATTAATAGTCTTAAAACAGAACTAACTACACTTACCGTACAACTTGAAGATGCTGGTATTATCGCAGCTAAAAAATATGAAGCTCCTATTATGTGTGATATTAAAGCAAATGTAAATCTTGATATACGTTACCTTTTCTACATTAAAGAACACGGTCCTCCAGAAAACGGCGTATTCGACCCTGTTAAATTAGCAAAATATGTATTTGTTGATAATTCTGGTAATAAAATTCAAGACCAAGACCATTTTCAATATGGTGCTTATGGTCATTCCAATGAAGCAAAAGTACCTGACCAAGCCGATGTTCAAAATTTATTTCAAGGTGCTCACGCCCAAACTGGCAATACTTTCTAATATTCTTATTTAAATATAATTAATTATTACTAACTAATTATATGGAACTTGTTTATTGTTCTGAAAATATTGAACGTGCAACTAAAAAAACTTGTAAAGAGATCAAAGAAAAAATTAACCTACTCGAAAAAACCATTGATTCTCACCAACGAAATAAAAACAAAATTATATCTAATAAAAAACTCACATTACCACCCGCCGGTTTAAACCAACCAAATATTAACAATTCTATGTTAGATTGGCAAAATAGTTTAAGAAATTAATTCGACTTTATTTGTTTTAATTTTTCTATCTCCATTTTTAATTTGATTATAATAGAATCCTTATCCTGGTTCTTTTTTCTCAGTTTCATATTCTCTTCTGTTAGTCTTTTTATCACATCCAACTTTCTTTCTCTAATGTTATGCCATCCTCCATCTCGAAATAAAAACGGACCCACTCCGTGATATGTATTCTTATAAGTATTTATTTGATTAAACATATATTCCAACGATTCTGGTGTAAAATTATAAAAGTCTATTGTTTTTACTAACTCTTTTGCCGTTAAACCACCATTTATTGTTATATGAAGGTCTAATTTTTCCAATACCTCCATTTTCATGTTTTCTATATTACTTATTATCTCTTTTTCACTCATGATTGTTTGCGTTTATTATAATAATATTACAATATTTAAATCAATTTTATAAAATTGATTTAAAATGATTACCTCTTCTTTTATTAATATGAGCAATAATCCCTATGTAAACATGACACAAGCATTGGATGATCTTGTTAATGGACCACCCGAAACACACCAACCTTCTAATCCAATTCCTTCTGCTCCATCAAATATTGCTAATCAGCAAAGTGATGTATTCAATCCTCTCTCTTTAACTATTGACATCCCAAGCGCATCAGCAATTCCTATTGTTGATGTAAGTGGTGGTAATGTATCATTAAGCGATATTAGTGAAGTTCTCAGCGATACTGATAGCGAGGAAAGCTATGATTCTTCGGTTGTTATGCCTTCTACTACTGCTGGTCGTGTTGGTAATCCAATTGGTAGAAGAATCGCCGCACATACACTAACCCAAATGATATCACACGCAATAGAACAAGAAGATAGAAGCGAACCAGGCCGTTCTGATTCTTCTACTGAACAAGAAACGCGCGAATGTAGCATTTGTTATAATAATTTTGGAATTGATAAAATTGTTAATACTGATTGTGGTCACACATATTGCACAGAATGCTTCTTTAGATGGATGAAGGGTAATGTCACATGTGCAATGTGTAGAAATAATTTTACATCATGGAGAAGACATTCTAATGATACTATGAACAGTGACATAATGGCTGTTACTGAAATGTTTAATTCAACACTTAGAGAACACGTTCATCTCAATAAACTTAATAATAATTTACAAAAAGATATGTCACAATATAGAACAGAAAAAGCACAATTAATGGATTCACTTATTCGCACAAGAAAACTCATCGATTATAATAGAGGGTATGCCGAAGGCTTACTTTCTATACATCGTCCAAAACATACCGGAAATGAAAATTATGATGAAGGTTTAATGAAAGGTTATGAAGAATTCAGGGATACAGTTAAAAAAGATAGACAATCAAAAAGAGCGTCATTTAATTTTCCTAAGTCAAAAAATAAAAAAAAAGACCACGTATTTCAATTCTTTGGCAGTGATTAATTCTTCTCTATATTGATAAAATCCGTTTCAAATTCCTCTTTTAATATTACATTTTTTATTTTATTATCGTCCTTTCTTTCTATCCAATAATATGTATTTATATCTCTACTATTTTGCTTATAACACCATTCTTTCAATTCATTAAATTCTTTTTCATCTTTCCAATCACCATAACTATACATTCCTTTACCTACACTTTTTATACACCAAGCAATTCTATACATTTAAAAAAATATATAAATCTCTATTTATATGTTTTTTTTAATTATTGCCCAACATATACTTATAATATCTATCCCATAGTAATGCCAGCTCTATTTCTATCTGTAGTAACATTAATACTAATATAATCATAAATAACGTAATAGGTACTCTCAAGTGATAATTCATTTTATATATCATTTTGTTTTCTTTCTATATGCTTTTTGTTATTTAATGTGCGGCTACATATGTGGCAATAAAGCTATTGTTCAAAATATCACCCTCATTAACAAAAGGTATTATTAAATTTATAAACTTATTATTTACTTTACATAATAATAAACAGTTATTATCCCTGTATGTATGAAACATTACAACATGATCTTGACAATCCAAATGAAATTTCAAAGCATTTAATATATGGACATTATCTATTTTTAATGTTCTATTCTTTTTATATTCACCCCATAATTTTACTGCTTCTCCATAATTAGATACTCTAAAAGGCACTTCTGCCATATATGTTGGTTTCGTCAATATTAATTTTTTTATAAACATTAATTCATCTTGTGTTGGTGGATTCATATTAATTGTAAATATAATTATTTTTTTAATTTTTCCATGTTTTCTTTTACTTGTCTCAAATCTTTATAAATATTATCAATACATTCGTTCGCATTTTTTATAAATAAAGGCACTATTTGTGCAAACGTTCCATTATTTTTCATTAAACCAATAACTTGATATTTAAACTTATCTACTTGATTATCCCTTGCTGGTGAACCTAATCTTTTACACAATTCAAATACATGTTCTACAAGATTATATAATTCAACGCCACCAAATGCTTTATTTTCAATCATCTGTTTAAATAATTCTACATCCATCGATTCTTCTATTTCTTTTCTAACTATGCTTCCTTCTCGCAATAAAGATACTAACCTTTCTCGTATTTCAGCATATAAACGCGCAATCCAATCATAATCTGGCGGCTCTTCTCTTACTTTCTCCTCCAATAAATCAAAAAAAGCTTTCTTGAATTGTGTATTCATTTGCTTATTTAAACTATCTAATTGTTCTGGTTTCAAAAGACTCATATAATTAAATTTATTTTTTTGTTTTCAAATTGTTTTTCTTATTATATTTATATGAATAAATTGTGTGGTTTCTTTAAAAGAGAGAAAGTTTTTCCTAAGCCCCCGATAAAAAAGAAAAAAAATAATTTTATTAACAATCACAGAAAAATTGTACAAAGAAAAAGTAAATTACAAATTAGAACTGGTAAAAATTTAACTATTATACCCGTTGATTGTAATGGTAAATTTGTAAATGTTTCTATATAATATATATATGAGTGACCCATGTAACGATGTATATAATTTTTGTAATCTTCTTATTATAAATATCTCTTGGTACGCTGAACAACTATACCAAGACATCAGTAGAGTAAAGGAAGACTTATTAATTTCTTTTAATGACATGAATAATCCCAATAGCCAATTAGAAAGACCTACTATGTTAAAACAGTTTCATTATAGCGATGATGAAAAAGAAGAATATTGTGGCGATGAAGATTGGTTAGAATCGTGGGATAGGGTTTAGGCAGATATTATATTTTCTTTGTACTTAATATAATGTCATCAGAGCCAGAAAAAGTAAAGCTTAGTGTAGAAGAAATTGTTCAACAAGATGTTAAAAAGGAAGAAAAAGTTATTCAAGAAACTAAAAAAACAGTAGCTGAAATGGAAAAAAAGAAAAAAAAATCTAAGTCTTGGTATAAATCTTCTAAAACCAAAAAGAAAGAAGCAGCAGAAAAAAAAGCAATTGAAGATGCTAAGAAAAAGGAAGAAGAAGAAGAGAGAAGAAGACAAGAATTAGCGGAGAAGAAAGCAGCTGAAGATAAGGCAAGAATAGAAGCTGAGAAGAAAGCAGCTGAAGATGCTAAGAAAAAAGAAGAAGAAAGATTAGCACTTGAAGCTGAAAAAAAGAAAAAGGAAGAAGAAGAAGCAAAGAAAAAAGCTGAATTAAAAGAAAAAGAAGAAGCTGCTATGGAAGCTAAAATGAAAAAATGGTTATTAGAAGAAGAAAAGGGCGAAGAAGAATTAAGACAATTAATGAACCAACATCCTGAGCAATTTCAAAATGTTGATCCATATTTCTTTGTTAATACATTAGATAAAATGAGATCAACAATTGAAACACAAAAAGCTCTTAAAAAAGTAAGACTTGAAGAACAAAGAAAAAAAGCCGAAGAACAAAGAAAAAGAGCATTTAGAAAAGGTGGCAACCCTTTTGGAATGAGATTATTTTAAAACTTCGCGAAATTTATACTTCCACATTTTCCCTTCTGGAAAACACTCACTTTTTGAAAACTCTTCTAATCTATTTTTAAAAACAGCGCGAAGTCCAGACATATTAAACCAAGTTCCTATGTTTCTTTTTCTATCAAATATCCATTTATTTTTATAAAGATAATTCATTATTTTGTTTATTTGAACACACTTATCTTCTATATTATTTAAACTATGAAATACATCTAACATACTATGAGTTTCTGTATACACTATAAAAGCTCTCCATTGTTCTGTTACTCTTCTTGTTTTATATTTTGAAGTTATTAATTCGATAGGAATTTTAAATAGACCCCTATAGTTTTTCCTACATACTGGACAATTTGGGTCTGTGGAACTATGTATCCATGGCGTTATACAATCGCGACAAAACAAATGAACGCATCCTATCGTATGTGGATTTTTTAAATCACAAAAACATATGGGACAAGTTTTATTTATTTGTTGCAGTTTCATTATTAATATTATTAATATATTTAAAAATATTCTTTAATATATTATTATAATGCCTTTTATTGTAAAGTTGAAAATTGAAAATAAAGAATTGGAAGACACATATGTCTTAGCTGCTGAAGAACACAATAGAAAAATTAAATCTTCGAAATTGCCAGATAGTGGATTTGATTTATACTCACCTGTTGATTTGTGTTGTCACCCTGAAACACCTTTTTGTTATACACATCTGGTGGACCTTGGTATTAAAGCTGTAGCATATGAAGTAAGAAATTTTGATCAATCGCAAATTGATATGTTAGACCAAGGTTTGTGTAGACCATATAAGATACATACACGTTCCAGTATTTATAAAACAAGGTGGAGACTATCAAACAATACTGGTATTATTGATGCTGGTTATAGAGGAAATTTAAAAGCGGCTATGGACTATCACAAAGGTTTGGATGCCCCACATACAGTATTAGAAAAAGGAAAAAGATATTGGCAAATATGCATGCCAACATTAGAACCATTTTCTGTTTTTATCGTTGATGAATTAGACGATACTGATAGAGGCGAAGGAGGACATGGTTCTACTGGAAAGTAATCTCAAGGGAATATTTATAATAAAATTGATTTAAATAAATACCATTTATTTATTTAAATATGAGTAGTAACAGTATGTCCAATATGAAGTCCAGTAATCAAAAAAGAAATCAATTCAGTAGAGGAGGTCGTGGTAGAGGCCGTGGTCGCGGTCGTGGTGGAAGTAGAAACTTTAATAATCGCAACAGGAGAATGCGACCAGAAAAGCAAGTTGAACCTCCAAAGCCTAAAACTAAAATGGAGTTGTTGAGAGAAAACAATATGAGTGAATATGTTAGGATTATTCAACAACAAAGAATCGAAAAAATGAATGAGAAATATTTCGAAGATGGTTTGGAGGAGAAACCAAAACAAGTTTATATTCCTCGTAAGTTTTCAAAGGCGAGTGACGCACCAGGAACAGATGAAATTAGAAAAGAATTGGGTGAAACGGGTTGGCAATTTGAAGATGGTGAATTTCTACATCCTTATACAACTGCTACTATTCACAATAAAATTCAAAGGAAATGTAATGATGGTGTGATATCGGTTCCTACATATTATACACAGATGGATGACCAAGGTGTATCGTCTAACATTATGGACAGTGATAATATGCCAATCTTCTTCTCCGAAAATACTTATGTATGTGAAGTTGATGGTGGTAGTCAAAGATACACTGTAAAAAGGCATGAATTTAATGATTTTTGGATCACACGTAGAGGAAAGCGATGTGATAAAAAATATGCGTATATGGAGAAACGCAAAAAGAGGAGAGAACATTTTCAAGCATTGAAGCAGCATGAGCTAAAAAGAGAAAGAGACTTACAAGCTGCTAAGAGAAATATGCGTTCATAAATATTATAATTAAAAAAGAGGCGTATTTAATAATACACATTTTTTATTGGGGAGAGCAGGGAACCTATTCAAAAACTTCGGTGATAGAAGTTGGTGAATCAGGTCTCGAGATTTCCTCAGGGTCAGGCAGTGGCCATTCATCATCGCCGTACAATGATGGTCCAATAGTCACGCCGTCGTGCATATTGGAATACAAGCCACGAATCATGGAACTCAATGCGCCCTCTTCGTATCCCTCTTCCATATTGTCGCCCGTATAAGACCTCCTCCTATTTCTCCACCCCCAAAACACCTGAGTGGTCTCAGGTTCGTCATCATCGAACCTTCCACACCGCCAGAAATCACCATACATCTCCTTGTACCACGCTTTGGCCTCCTCCGGACCAAATTCCATCATACACGCGTGATACTTCTCCCTACGAGTATTGCCGCTCAATACCTCATAAGGATCATTAGTGACGTATAGCACCGCCCAAACCACACACCCTGTAAGGTTTTCCCAACTATCCTCGTTACGAAAGGCCCTGTTTGACCAAGACCAATCGATACAATAGATGTTGGCACCCTCCATGGAAAAGCCCTCATAATCGCGCTGATTATAGACCGCTTTCCATTCCTCCCTATCCCCCCAATTAGAAACTGTTAACGAAGACATTAAAATTACAATTGAACTGCAAGTTTAAGGTTATGAATTAATCTAAGGTATTTTTTCAATTCAATTTTTCATGATTTACAAGGTACCTTGTTTTTGCCTTGAAATTTTACCTTGAAAAAATTATATGAAAAAATAACGTGTTTAAGAACACATTATTCTTTATTTTTTTATTTGTTTTCAGTTTTCAAAT